TTATTTCACCTCCTTCTCTGTATTTAAAATTTTATATAATTTATCTATTTGTTCTTTTGTTAAATAAGAAACTTTAATTTTATCGTCTGTATTGTAATTAAGAAAAAATTTAAAACCAGTTTTAAACCTACTTGCTCTTAAAATTTTATCTATTTTATAGATTAACATATATTATACCTTAAATTTTTACTTGTGCTTTTAAATACAAATAACAATACTTTTCTAATGAGATTGGATAACCTTTTGACATAAGTCCAAATTTAATTGAATCGTGAGTTATAACTTTCAAATCGTCTTTAATAACGTTTGAAACCTTCTTAACCATTAAAAGTAATTGTACTGGGTCGTCTTTAACGTATTCAAGTTCAAGTTCTTTCATATTAGCAGGTTCTATAATTTCAAGAGTATCGTATAACTTAAAATATTGTTTAGCATTTTCATAAGGTAATACTAATTGTTTAGAATATCCTTTCTCTCTATTAAGAATTGTATAATAGAAATCATTGTTGTGTTTTTGACAATAAATTATAAGACTTGATTGTTCTCTAAATCTTAAATCTACTGTTGAGAAAAGTTGAGCAGTTATGTAAATATCTAAACCTCTTTTTCCCGACTGAAATAATAGATATGAAATTAATTTATTCAATTTAGAACCACTTACTCTTGATTCTAACCAAGTATATCCTTCGTCTATAAAAACGTTTACGTTATTTGGAAGTTTAGATAAAATAGGAAGAGTTAAATCTTTGTAATTCGATAAATTAAGTTTATAATTACTATAAATCTCCCGTTTCAATTTTGTTGCTATGTAAGTAAGAAAAAGTGTCTTTCCGTTTCTTATATTACCTAATATAGAAATTAATACTATTAACTCACCTATTTTAATTTTTTAGAATTAACTGTATCTTCCTTTTCTTTTAAACCTGATATTGCTTTAATAATTTCTACTCTTGATAATCTATCAAAACTTACCATATATCTTAGATAAATTTGTATAAATTCAGCAATTATTCCAGAAGTATGTTTTGCTCCATTTCCATTTAAATAACTTCCAAGTACAAATAAAACTGATAATTGTTTTGGTTTAAAAATATGAGTTTTTAAATCAAGATTTTTTTCTCCGTCTAAAAGATTACTAAGAATTTCGTTAAGAGATATATCATTTACTTCAGTTAATTCTGATAAAACTTGTTCAATTTCATTTTCCATTTAATTCACATCCCTGCTATAGTATATCCGATAAGACCACCAATAACAACTCCTATTATAAGAGTCATTATATTCATAACGTTAGTTCCACCGGTAAGATTAGTTGTTAATTGACTAATAACTTTTCTTGAAATTAACATATCAGTAATTTCAGGATCAATATCTAATTTTTTAAGTTTAAGTTGTTCAGCAATTTCTTTTTGTTTTTCTCTTTTTTCTTTCTTAGTAAGTTTCTTAGTTTGTTCGATTTCTTTATCTTGTTCAGTCTTTTCTAAATATCTTTGTCCGTTTAATAAATCAATAAAATAAAATTGTTTTAAACCTCTGGAATAAGTAGCATAACTAATATCTAATATAAAAGTTCTTTTCTTATATCGAACAAAATTATTAGTCGGTTTAAATTTCTTTTTTCCTAGTCTAGTAAACGTTCCTTGTTCTTTAATAACAAATATAGCAATATATTTTTTAATTTTCCTTCTTTTCTTAATTCTCATTTTATTTAACCTCTTTTATTATAATAATATTCAAAAGCTTTTAAAAAAAACATTATTGTCTGAAATAACATAAAAAATATTTGAAACCATGGTGTAAATGGAATATTAACTAAAGACAAAGACATTATTCCTATAAATAAAGAAAATAGAAAAACAATTAATATAGGTTCAAATTCTTCTTTTGTATACAAATATAACATTAATAGTATTAATAATACTAAAATTAAAAGACTAGCAAACATCCAACCGATTAATATAATTGCTTCTATTTCAGATTCACATACAGGTATCATTGAAAAAATATTTATTAACATTTTAAGAATTACCACCTAATTTTTGTATAATTCCAATTACATAACCTATAGTAAGACTAACGTAAATTAAGGAACCAAATATTTCTATGCTTGTAATTAATGGAAATGACAAAACACTTAAAACACTCCATATTCCAGTATAAGCAATTGCCATAATAAGAACTTTTACTGATTCTGGAGATAATCCTGAACCTAAAACTTGAATGCCAATAACGGAACCAACAGTAGCAATAACAATAATAATACCTATAGCTCCAATAATAGGGTCTATATTTAGAATAATATCTGTATTCGCAATTTCAAACGAAGTAGTTGTACCATTAATAATAGCTTCGTTATCTATTGTACTTGATACTGTAATATCTGTAAAATTTGAACCTAATAAAACAGAAATTAAAGTAATAACTAATAATATTGTTAAAGTTAAACCAATTATCATATTAATTCATACTTCCTTTATTTTTAATTTCCAAATACATTACAATTACTAAAACAATTATACAAGCAATTAAAGTCCATAAAGGTAATAAACCAGCCCAAACTACAAAACTCATAAAAATAGTTGTCCATACAAGAAATATATTAAAATCTTGAGAAGTTAAAACAGTAAAAATTAAAGCTAATCCAAATGCTAATCCTAATCCTATAATCCATTCAAATCCAACAGTTTCAAATTGAAATAACATTTAATTATTCTCCTTCTTTATAAAATACTTTTTTTGAAAGTATAAAAACTCCAGAACTTATTAGAATTATAAAAAATACCCATAATGGAATTAAATTAGTTATAAAACAAATAAAAGACATTAAAAGAAACGTAGGAACTATAGCAGTTTTACCTAATCTCATATATATTAGAAAAGTTGGTATAATTAATATTAATAAAGGTATTAAAATAGAAAATAATGCTGTTGTAATTATTGTAATTGATACGTCAGGTAAATATATTAATTTTATACTTGTAATATAACCTGTAGTTGTCCCTTGTATACTGTCGTCGTCGTTATCTGTAATAAGAATTACTAATTCATTAATCTCTTTATCTTGTGGTAAAACAACATCAGGAGCAGATATATAAGTTTTTAAAGGAAATAACGTTGAAGTATCATCAGTATAACTTATTCTAAAATGACCTTCACTATTTCCATTTAAAACTGAAATATATCTAACAGAATAATTTATTGTTAACATATTTTCAATATTAAAGGTTGCTTCTATAAACTCTAAATCATTATCGTCTGAAATTTGAGTAAAATAAAGTTTATTATTTTCCACGTAAAAATAATTATTTTGAACATCCACACCTGAACTTTCGTATTCTAAATCGTATTGATTTGTTCCGTCGTTAAGTTTAACTCCTTCAATGCTTACTTCAATAAATTCAAACGTATCGTAAAAGTGAAACCATAAAACACCACCATAAATAAAAGAATCTTGCCAATAATCGTCGTACACAAAATTATAAAGATTAATTATTTTTGATTGACCGTAATAATTATTTAAACCTATTATTTCTTCATTCTTACGACCCGGTGGTAATGTATAAGTATATTCAGCAACATATAAATAAAGTGCTATATTATTTCCAATTACATTAAACTTTAAAAGATTATGTTCGTTAAAATACCAATTACAATGGTCTGATACGTGTAATCCAACAGAAGCAAAATCAGTCGTAATAGAACGATTATTAACATAAATTCCAATAGAATCTAAATATACTTGAACGTAATTTGTATCAGCACATACTTCAAAACTTACTTTTTTTAAACCTGTTTTATCTGACGTTATTAAATCAAAAGTAAAATCGTCAGTATAAATATTATTAGTATAATAAGTTAATAAACAAGTATCATTATCATAATTAATAGATAATCTAATTGAATAATCAACGTTTATAGTAAAACCTGTATCTATTTCTACGTAATTAGCTCCATTCCAATATTTTAAAGTACCATCGTTATTTATTCTTATTCTTACTATTTCTGTATTATCACTGGAATAAACTTTAATATACAAATCATTATTTAATATAGAATAAATATATTTAATTTCAAAATCAAAAGATAAATCTAAAAGTATATCCATAGTATATTGAAACGTATCTTTATATAATCCTATAGTATCTCCACTACCAGCATAAAACTCAACTAATCCATTCTGATAATCATTATATTTACAATTTACATCATCTTCTCCATCTTCTAAATCTGTCCAACCACTTGGATTATCATCTCCATCTTCAAATCTTTCTAATAAATTTTTATAACTAAATTCCCATTTATCAACTTCCATTCCAGATTCAATAAATTCTTCATTAGGATAAAAATTATCTCCAATTTGATAATCCTGTTTTGAAAATATATAAGAATAAACTTCTTGATTATCTCTACCTAAAATCCAAAACTGATTATTTACAAACGTTATACCTAATGGACTAGTATCTTGTTCACCTACGTAAAAAGATTCACCTGTATATATACCATTTAAATTATATTTATAAACTGTATCATAATAAGTAGCTGTTATCCAAAAATAATTTCCATCCCATATTATACCTGCTGGTTCAAAGTCTTGCCAACCTACATAAAAAGATTCATTTGTATAAGTACCATTTAAATAATATTTACAAACTATTCTATGATTATTACCTACAACCCAAATATAAGTTCCATCTGAAGTTATCCCTTTTGGAGCAGTATCTTGTCCACCTACATAAAAAGATTCACCAGTATATATACCATTTGAAGCAATTTTGTAAACTCTTTTATTATTAGCACCTACAAGCCAAATATAATTTCCATTTAAAGTTATACCTGTTGGACTAATATCAGGTGAATCAAAAGAAACTCCTGTATAAGTACCGTTTAAATAGTATTTATAAATTTTATCGTATTGACTTCCACTAACTAGAAAATTAGTAGTATTTGACGTAATACCATAAGAATAAGCATCTTGATTTCCTACGTCAAAATGTTCTCCTGTATATATAGATTTATAAATACCAATAGCATCAATATAAATATCTCCATCTCCATCAGAAACTATAAATTTAATATTATTTATATCGTCATCTCCATCAGTATTAATGTAAGGTTCGTCTCCACCAGTCATAAGAATATCATTAATCCAAACACTAAATAATTGAGCATTAGAATTATATTCAACTTTAAAATGATACCATTTATCTATTACATAAGCTCCATAACTAACATATTCTCCATCGTAATAACATATAGTTCCATCATTACGAAATCCAAGAAAAAATAAATAATTACCAACTTCCGGATAAAACATAACCCAACCTCTTATATCAAGTTGACTTGCCTTACCCCACCATTCTACAGTTCCTTCATTCTGAGCACCTTTAGTATAATTATACTGTATATTTATATTAGTATCTACACGATGAAATTCTACTACTTTTTTATGATTGTGAGATTCTCCAATAACTTTAATAATATTACCACCACTTTCAATAGTAGTAAAATTAGCTGGATTGGAACCATCAACGTCGTTCTCAAAAGAAAAAGTAGCATTATAATGTCCTGTATTATTAAATACTTCATATTCTCTTGTATTAACATCGTAATAAAAAGTATCATTATTCTGATTAAATAAAGTATCTTTTTCAAAAGTATATAATACGTCTTTATCAGAAATAGCATTTACATTTACGTTTAAAAAACTAATTAAAATAATTGTAATAATAATAAATAAACTAATTAAAGTAAAATATAAATTATATTTTCTTTTCATTTTAAATAACTCCTAATCCTTTTAATATAACAGAAATAGTTGTAAATAAAATACAAACAAAAGAAGTATAAAGAACAACTTTTATTATTATTCTAATCTGACTTAAAGTATAATTTAAATCTGTTTTATATCTAATTTGTTCAACTTCAAAATCAGTAAATATTTCTTCTTTTTCAATCATAATAAAATCCTTTAAAATCCTTTAAAATAAAAAAATAAAAAATAAAAAATTATTCCTATTTAATTTGAACTAGGAACAAAATACATAATTATACCAATAACAGCAAGAATCGGAAGTAAAACAGTAAGTAGCATTATTACTGAAGGGTCAACTACGTCGCTTAAAAGAACTGCTGCTTCACCTGCTCCTGTAGCATTAGCAACAACAACTATATAATCTCCTGCCATACTTATAAGTCCTAAACCTAATGGGAACATTAAAGCAATAACCATTAAACTTACTACTGCCATTATTATTGGTTTAACTCCTGGTGGTGCCATTTTAATAACTCTCTTTTTAATTTTAACTTATTAAAATTTTTTAATTAAATAAATTAACGAATCATACTATTTAAATAAACTATTTAGAATCTTTTATTAAAAAGAAAAGAAAAGAATACGATTAGAATCCTTTTCTCAATTATATCATAAGAAGTAATTGAAATTAAAGAACGATTGATAAAAGAATTGGAATCTAATCATAAATCGAAAATTTATAAGATTTAATTAAATTAAGTATTAAATCTATTTAAACGTTATTATCAAACACAATTTCACTAATCAAAAATGGAATTACATTTCCATCATCATCCACTTTTCCTTTTGTATAAGTTTTATTACTTTGTTTTTTAGTAGTAGTAATTATTTGTTCTGAAGTATAACCATCTTTCAAATCTGTTTTCCATCTTTGCCAATTTTCAATTTCATGAATTGTTTTATCTTTATCTTCTTCCAACAATACAGAATTTTTCTTAATTCCCTTACATTTCCGGTCAGAATTAAAATCGTAAAATTTAGGTGAATAAAAAGTACCAATACCTTCATCTTCTACTTTTAACATCCCTAATTCTATTTCATTAACGTAATCTGAAAGATTATCATATCCTTCTTGATTAACAATTAAAGAATCAGTATCGCAATAATAAAGATTTTCTCTTTGTGCTATTTTAACGTATTTAATTAATAACATTCTTGAATAAGAAGTTATAAAAGAAGCAATTGCTACAAATGAATCGTAAGCATTTTTAGAAGTATTTCTTAACAAACATAATTGATTGTCTACTACATACAATTCACCTTCATTCTCAATTGTTCCTAAATAAGTCATTTGTTTATCAAAAGTAAAATCTGGATTTTTATTTATTAATTTCTGGATTCTTATTCTAATTATATCAAGATGTCCTTTTAACCAATTAGAATCTATATCTATTTTAAGATAATCTATTTGCTTTTGACCCCATTTTCCATATTGGGTATTTAACATTAACTTACAAAACTTATTATCAGTTAAATTACCTTCTTGTTTTGCTTTAGTTCTTATAGCATAAAAGAAATCTACAAATTCTTCAAAAATATGTTCTGTTTTATATACACTAATTTGATGAATTTTAATTATCTGTCCATACTTTTCAACAAATTCTATTTCCGGAGAACATAAAGAAATTTTAAATTCACCATATACAAATAAACTTTTATTCTTAATTTTACTAAGAATATAAGCATTATGTTTAGACAAATTAATAGTTGCTTTAATTATAATACCATAATTGAATTTTTTAGACTGTTCAAAAATTTTCATTAATTCTTCGTTAGAATGTTTAGTCTCATGGAACCAACCAACCATTTTTGTAGGTAATTTGTATCTTTTCATAGCATCTGGATACATAGAATTAATATCAAGTTTATAAAGTTTCTCATCAGATTGTCCAACCTTAAATACATCTGTTATACCACCTCTATAACTTTCTCTTTCTAATTTTATAGTTCTAATATGATTGTGAATAAATATCTTGAAATTCTCTGGATTATAAAACTTATGTCTAAAACTATTAAACGATAAAGAACCAGCAGTCGCTTTCATTCTACTTAAATCGTTAACGTCTAAGAATGAAACTAATTTCTTTATAAATTGAAATATAATTTCTGTATCTCTTTGACAATAAATTTCTAAATCCTTATCTGAAACGTTATCAAAATCTACTTCCAATTTAGGAAATCCAACACTTTCACCAATTTTTTCTAATTTCTCTGGAGCATAATTCATTGTATCCCAAATATGTAGAATATGTTTATCCTTTTTAAAAACTAGAATGAAAGTTTTATTCTTAACATATTGAGTAATTAATTCCCAATCTCTATTTAACAATTGATTAAATCCATCCAACATTTTAAAGTCAAATTGAGTATTATGAGCAAATAATAATGCTTGACTTATTCCTTCACTAAAAATAAAATTTTCTACTTTTTTCCAAAAATCATTTACGTTATAAAAAGTATAATCTTCTTTCTTATTTTCTTTTCTATTCCAAAAAATAGCACAACCCATCTTAAAACTAAGTATTTTCTTGTCTTTTGTCAATTGAATTGAACTACTCTCTGTATCTACAAAAATATACTCATTTTGTAATTTAAGAGTTTTATTTCTTCTAAATTCATGATTACAATTTTTTCTCATAAATCAATTCCTACACTTGCCAATAAGTCTCTAAATTCTTTATCAATAAACTCTGAATAGCTTCCAAATCCATGAAATATTATATTTTTGATTTTCAGTTTATATTTTTTCTTTAAATTATCTACTTGGTCCTTTAACGATTTTTTAGTATCGTATTTTACGTAGAAAATTTCATCTGAATCTTTAACATCAAATTCTACAATACCATAACTTCCTTCTTTCTTAGGCATTGGTAAATCATCTATTTTACTAATAGGTTCAGTAGGTTTAACTGGTTTTCTATATCTTATAGGAGTAGTTTTTCTTTTTTCCTCTTTAGTAGGTTCAGGTAATTTTCTAACAGTTCTGAATATTTCATAAAATTTTTGTTTTTTAATACCAAATCCTTGACTTTTTGCTTTCTTATAAATTTCGTTTCCTGAAAGTCCAGGATTATTAAAAATAAGTTTGATATTTTCTTTCTCTCTTTCAACCATTCTAATTATCCTATTTTTAATTTCAATTAATTTGTTATACACTATATAACGAACGTATTAATTTAAACGTATTTAAAAAGTAAAAAATAAAAAATAAAATTTAATTTTTCTTTAATTTCTCTAATTCTTCAACTAAATTATCAGTTTTTATTTGATTAACACAATTTTTAACAGTCATTTGTATTAATGTAAATTCATTAATCATTTCTATTAAAATAGAATGTTTTTCTCTTTCTGGAACTGTTAAACAATTAGAAAACTCTTGTATAAATAATTTAATTGTTCTTAAATCTATATCTGGTGTATTTAACAAAGTATTTTGAATCCATAATAAAAATTTTTGAAATTTAATATTAATTCACCTCTATAAAATAAAATAAAATAAAATAAAATAAAAAATTAATATTGAATTAATTCTACTTTATAAAGTTCAGATTCTCCCCATTTATCCAATACTACTCTCTCTTTCCAAATTTTTATTCGTTCACCAATTATAACTGCCATTTCTCCTTTAAAATATTTTTTAACTAATACTAATAATTGGTATCTAAAAGAACCAGCTTGACAAATAAATTGATGTTCAACGTCCATATACATAACGTCAATTACCCAAATCTTATCATCTTTAGATAAACCTTTTCCTTTAGGTAATTGAACTTTGTATGGCTCTGATAATACTTCCACTTCAATTCCATTTACAATACCTAAACCAAGAATCTCTAATTTTGGTTTAATATTAAGATTGGCTGAATTTTCTATATCTTCCTTTTTAAAACCTTCCATAAAATTGTCTATAGTTATTTCTTGCTTTTTTTCTGGCATATTTAATAAACCTCTTACTTTTAATTTGTTTTCGATAAAGGTTAAGTCCTTTATTCCTTAAAAACAAAAATTTAATTAATTCTTTTATTCTTTTATATTATTCTCAGTTTTATTTGATTTAATTTCCCTTTGTTGTTGAAAATATAATTTACCATTTGTTAATTGATATTTTAGTAATTCTTTTTGTAATTCTTGTTTTAATTCTACTAAATCTAAAGATATTTGTAAATAATTATTCTTTATATTAATAATAGAATAAATTGAAATCATTTGATTAAGTGTACTAAGTATATCTGTAATTTCTCCTTCATTCCTTTCAACTAATTCTTGTGCTTCTTCTTGAATTGTTATTTTAATTCACCAACCAATTATTTAAACATTCTGTACAATAAAGATATTCATTAGGTTTTAATTGTTTTCCACAAAATAAACAAATTGTCATTTTGATTCACCTTTTTTCAATAACATTTTATTTAAAAAAAGATATAAATAAATTGAATAATTTATTAAATCCATAATAGTGTCATTAATACTTTCATTTATTTTTCTTTTAAATCCATGATTACTTGGTTCAGTTTCAGTAAGTAAATTATTTAAACGAGCTATTTTATCGTTCATTCTTGTTAAAATTCCAAATCCATCAAATATAAGTAAATTTTTTACTCCATATTGTTTATTCTTGTATATAGCAAGTGTTTTACAACATTCAACAACTTTATCAAAATTATCAAATTCAATTGACAT